CATGCTCGGGTGTAGTTGCCATTTGTCCTTATCCTGTCCAGTCAGCCCACGCGGTCGCGGGGATGTTGTCGTAAAAGTAGTTCGCTGGGGTGTCTGTCCAACGGTCGAAACCCTCGACGCCGTTGATGAGTTCGCCCACATTATTCCAGGTGAAACCGGGGTCCACGTTATTCCATAGGATGCCCACGTCCACGTCGTCCCAGATGGTGCCGCGGCCCCAATAACGCCCGTCCACTAGTTCTAGCTCGATCTGCCATTGTGACTGCGTGGCCCAGGTTTCCCGGTAGGACGTGATAACGGCGAAAAGAAAGTTCGGGACCGGCTGGGGCAAGCCCGTGATGAAACAAACGTCCCCAATAATGATTTCGGTCAATAGGTCGGGCCTTAGGCGCTGGTCGATAGTGACCGTGGGCAACGTGTCGCCGGGCCGTGAGTTGCGGTAGATGTATTCATTAGCCACGTCTAGGGCGTCCCCGGCGTCGTCCAGTTCGGAGTCAAAATCTGCCCCGTAGTAGCCGAAAAACGTTTGGCTATCGGGGCTCACGGCGCTAACCGTTGTGCGCTCCACGCCGTCGATGCGTGTCCCGTAGCCCACTGTGATGTCGTTGACCAGGGTTTCCGTGGTCGCCGTGACCACTAGCGAGTCCTCGACGCTGGCCGGGGTCAGGGCAAACTCCGCGCCCACGTCCACGGCGTGCAAACGGTCCAGGTAGCGGATCGTGCCATCAGGTGAGTCTGTGAGCAGACCGAGGCCGGACGTGGCGTAGAGGCGGGCGAGGTCGCCGGCTGGCTGGCGGTCCACGTCACGGGCTAACACTGTGACGCCCCCGGGATCGGCGCTGTATGGGGTGCCGGTTTGTTCCTCAGCTAGTGCCAGGATGCGGGCTAGGCGGTCCCCATCCGTTTCCGCTGGCCACGCCTCGTCCCCAATGTAAATACGGTTCAAGATCGCCAGGGGCCCGGACGCGGCGATGGTGGTGATGGAGCGGGTGACGCCTTCCCAGTCAACCCGGCGGGAATAAACGCGGCCCGTGAAACGGGGGACGTAGCCGTATCCGGGTTCAATGCTGTAAAGGTTGATGCGGTCGCCCGGTTTGATCTCGTCCTCGGTGGGCAGGTTCACGACCTGGAAAGTACAGCTGGACGGGTCGCCGGATTGTTCGCCAACGCCGTAAGGGCCGCCCATTTGTATCTCGACATTGCGTAAAACGATGCTGTTAGGGATTTGTACATCGTTCACGGCGAGGACCAGGAGGGACATTAGCCACCGATCCTAAGGTTCCCGCGGCGTGTGCTGTCCGTGTTCATGGCCCGGCGCACGGCCACACCGGCGGCGGCTGGGTCGATGGTCGAGATGTTGATGACCGTCGTGCTGTTGGTCCGATAACTGTCGCGCTCGTCCTGTTGTTTGGACTGTCGCGGTGCGCGGGGAACGGGAACGCCGTTCACGACCTCGTCCAGCAAGTCGCGCAGGGGGCGCGGGTTATCTGGGCGGGTGCCTCGCAGGGCTAGGTAGGCCGCTGGGTTTGTGAACTTGACGAAATCCAGCCAGAGTGAGTATTCCTTGGATTTGAAGAACGCGGCTATGGATTTGAAACCGATAATGGTGTCGTCGATGCCCCCCGCGACTTTGACGAAGGCCTTGGCCAGTTCCTCAACTACCCCGGCTATGTCCTCTAGTGTTTTCTGGCCCTCGGGTGAGGCGGCCCAGTCCGTAAAGTCCTGTAAATAGGGCAGGAGCAGGGTCCCCAGGTCCTCCTGTAAATCGTCAACGCTTTCCGAGAAAAGTTTCAGGCCACCCTTGGTCGTGTTAGTGGCGGCAGTGTCAGCGCCTTTGTATTTGTCCGACAGGATTTGGATCAGTTCCGCGCCCGTTTTGTTCTTGTTGGCCTGGGTGTTTAGTTCCGGGAAAAGTTTCTTTAGCGCCCCGGTTTGCCCGTTTGTGGCCTTCCCAATGGCCACGGAAACGGCGTCCAGCGGCTTCCCGGCCGCCACCGATAGGTCCATGGCTGACGTGAGTAAGCCCTGCGCCTCGGCGACGTCGCCCGTGGCGTTTGTCAGGTTCGCCAGCGCTGGGCGCAGCTCATCATCGGTGAAGGTCGATGACCGTTTGATCTCGTCCACCCACGCGACGATCTTGGGCGTGGAGTCGGCGAACGCGCCACCGGCCTTCTCGATAGCGGTCTGGAGGCGCCGGATGTCCTCCTCCTCCTCGGCGGCCTTTCTCACGCTGTCGATGATCACGGCGAAACCCGCGCCGACAGCTGCGCCGATACCGGCGCCCGCGATCTTTAGGCCCTTGCCGAACCCGTCAAACTTTTTTTTCGTTTTGTTTAGTTCTGTGCCGACCTGTTTTGCGTTGGCGAATATGTTGATCCTAAGATTAGCGGGACCTGCCACCTGGAGCCCCCTTCACTTTCGCTGTCGCTTTGTCTATTTCCGCGATGTAGCCGGGGAGCCACTGCGGTTGAGTCATTACTGCGGCCCGTGAAACCCACGGGTTAGGGCGGATGCCGCGCTTAGGCCATCCCCAGTGGATCGGTTGTGCGTAGGGCACCACTAGGGCCTTCCCACCGAGCACACCGGCGCTGGTCTTTGTCACACTTTTCCGGAGTGATTTCTTCAACGCCCCGGATCGGACCGGCGCGGTCCGTTTGGCCTCAGCCAAAACGATCAGCGCGGCCTTAGTGCTGGCCTCTTTTAGGTCTTGGACATCCTCGCCCGCTTGCTTTAGTTCGCGCTGGAGTTTGGCTAGGCCCTCGATTTTGACTGTCGCGTCAAGGGCCATGGTTTAGGCCGGGACGTAAGGCGTGACAGTGACGGCGCCGATGATTTCCCACTCTGCGGTCGTGGTCAACCGTTCACCTACGACGCCGCCGACCTCAATGGCCAGGATCAGGACATCGCCGGAGTAGGTCGGGCCGACGGGGTCCGGGGTCCAGCTGAAGGGAATCGTGGCCATATCTTGATCCCATGAAAGGGCGATGATGCCCGCATCGTTGTCGAAGTCTTGGATTGCCTCGATGTTCAGGGTGTTGCGGCGGCGGTAGGTGGGTTGGATTTCGGAGCCGTCCAGGACCTCGATGCGGTCGCCGTCGGAGTCGTGCGATGGCGTGATGCGGACGTTCGTTGGCTGGGTGGCGTAAGAGTCGCCGTCAAGGGTGAGCTCGCCAGCGCGTACACGGGAGTCTGTGATGGGCATTAGTTAGACCTTTCCAGGGTGAGGGTTAGAGCTGGGGCACCGTCGCCGGTACTGCCCAATGTGTAGGTGGATGGTTCGATGCTTGATGGGTCGAGCGCGTCCACCAAAATATCGAGCATGGAGTCAAGCGTGGCTAGTGCGTCAGCTGTGCCAGTGCCACCGGGCGCGACGATGTGGATTTGGTGGCGGATGTTGTAGTGCCCCATGGTAAGGCGGTCAATGCTGGGCGGGTCAATAACGACGCATGGCGGGTTGACGCTCATCGGGTCATCGGTGACGCGTAAGCCCAGGGCGTTGATCTCATCCCACATAGCGCCCATGACCGTCGCGTAGGTGCCGCTCACTCCACGATCACCGGCCCGTCAACGGCTGGCGGGGTGTAGCGCCCAATACGGAGCAAGCGGGCCACCTCGGGATCGGTCCTAGCTGAGATGACGCCACCCATGGAGTCAAAACCTGCCGCGCCCAGTGGTGCGTTGCGACTGGAATAAAGACGCCCGGCGAGCATGATGGCGCCGGTGCGGGTCCGGTAGTCCCACACTGTCGCGTCGACGTGTGACAGTGAGTTCACATAATCCGTGGCCGCGTCCGCCGCGTCCTGGAGCCATGCCGCGTCGGCGGAGTCCTGGAGTCGCAGATAGTTGCGGACATCCTCGCCCGTGACTAACGGCTCAGCCATGGTGATCCTTTCGGGTGGGTGGTGCCGGGACCCTCGGGGGTGAAAGTCCCGGCACCTGGGGGCTACGCGTCGCGCTGGGAGGCCCGGAGCGCGTAGCGGTTTGGGGTGATTACGGCAGGTCCAGCGTTGCGACTGCGAGGCCCGCAGGCTGATTGACGACCGTGGCGCAGTACCCAAACAGTCCGGCGTCAATGCCACCGTTAGCCACGTTCGCCACGTTCACGCGCAATGCTGGCGAGAGTTCGTGGAACGATGCGGCGGCGCGGGTTCCGGCGATGACCGTGTTAGCGGCAACGAAATCGGAAACGAAGAGGGACGTATTTCCGAACGAGCCGGTACCGTCAAACGACAGTGAGCCACCGAGGAACGCGAGGGCCTCCTGGGTGTTCACTGCTGCCATCGCGGCGTAGACCTCGGTGCTGATACCGATGAAGGACGGGGTGCCGATCGGCATGACGGACATTGCGGCCTGGACGATTGTGCCCAATGGGGTCGCGTTGGTTCCGGTGTTCGTTGCCTGGTCCTCAAGCTCGGTGTAGCAGTACTGGTCCGAGAGGCGGGCGTAGGATTCTGCCATCGCGGCCCAGTAGCCCATGACGTAGTCACTGGAGCCCAGGTCGAAGAAGGCGCGGTCGATGTCGTGGGCACCGGCGAGGCGCTTGACGGGGACCTCGATCGCCTCGGTCGTCGCGGCGTTGGACGCCACGGCTTCCTTGTCACCGTCGTAGTCGTCAACGGCTGGGGCAACGTTCCAGCGCCACCCGGTGACCTTTAGGGACGTGACGGGTGCACCGGCGGCCACTGCTGGCACGAAACGGCGTTGGTAGTTGATGCCCTCGAAAACGTGGCCCAGCCAGGTGTCAGGGTAGACGTCAGCGTTGGCGGTGTAGGTGATGTCGGTCAGGGCGGCCTGGAGTTGTCCCATCGGGATTTCGCCACGGTTAGCCTGGGCGACCATGGACGCGGCCTGTGCTGTGGTCAAGCGTGGGGACGTGCGGGCCGCGATGACGGGGGCCTGTGCGGCGGCCACTGCCACGGGGGCGGGGGTTTCCTCAACAGGGGCGGGGGTCGGTTCAGGTGCCACGGCGGTCGCGGCAATAGCGGAGGCGGCAGCTGAGGCCGCGATTTCCTCGACCGTGGTG